CAGTATTACTATCGTTACCTAATGTTTCGTCTGTACTAAATTCATTAATTGTCGCACCTAACTCAGCACCAATAGAACCAAGTTGTAATTCAGATAGACCAGAAAGGTCAAATGCGTCTGCGTTTAGGGTTGCAATACCAGTCGCCTGTTGAATTCTGAATAAATCACCAACTCTAAAGTCACCGTCTTGGTCAGTTGATGAGAAGTAAACACGACCACCAGATGTTTCTGTTACCTCGTCTGATTGGTCAGCAGGTTGAGATGGACCACCTGGATAATTTGATGTTGTAAAGTCACCAGTACCAATGTCTAGGAAGTCGTGACCTGTTAATCGAATGTTTGAAAATTTTTGTGTAATATCACCTTCTTCATTATCACCAATTGCTCTAGCAGTTGTTACACTTTCTGTAAATCTTACTGTCGCTTGTTGGTTAGATGTATTTGTTTCTGAAACTGCTGATACTCTGTAAAACTTAGCTGTATCGCCAGCAAATACAAAGTTAGAACCAACTTTAATTACATTTGCACTACCTAGAGTACCATCACTTGAATCTACTGCAATAAGTGGACCAATTTGTCCTGTTTGAGCAGCTGAACTATCTCCGTGTGAAGCGTCTAGTTGAAACTGAAATGTTGAACTATTTTCTTTTGTAACTGTAACTGTTTCACCTTGTTGGAAGTTACCTGATATGTTTTCAATATGTAAATAATCTAATGAAATGTTAACTCTAAAAATTCTAGCAGTAGCACCAGATGTAGCACCTACAATTGTAGATGTACCTACACCTTGTGTAGCATTCATATCTTGTATGTCTGATTCTGTAGCTGCGCCTACAAATGTAGTAGAGTCATATTTAAGCATTTTACCACGACCAAGTACCTCTACAGGACTTTCTGCGGCTAATGTACCAATTGACTCTGCACCTTTTTCACCGTAAGCAGATGAACAGTTTAGAGCTCTAATAAAACCACCTGACTCTGCGAAGAATGATTTATCACAATAATAAGTAAAGACAGAAACCATCTCACCACGACCACCGCCTAATGCATGAACACCACGACCATCGGAGTTGATTTGAGTAAAGTCATTTGCAAGAATTGATTTGTTACCAGCTGCGTGTAATAATCCGTCAATTTGAATACCTGTTGCACCTGAATTGACAGATGAACAGTTTTGAATATACGGCGAAGCAGTTGTAATAGAACCACTAGGGTCTAAAGATACAACAGCAGCTTTACTTGTTCCTCCAGCACCTGGAGTACCAGTTAAACCTTTCATTGTCATTTGAACAAGGTTTGTTTGGTTGTTCATTAAGAACATATTAGAAGCATTGTTATCTTCTAATGCTGAAACTGTTAAATTAATTGATGAAGCACCACCAATATTTGCACCTTCAATTGTAATTGTTTCACTACCAACATATCCAGAACCACCATGATATACTGTTACTGTTGGAGTTGATGAGCCATCGGCTACTACATTAAATTTAGCACCTATACCTGAAGCACCTGCTGTTGAATTTACATAATTGTATGTTCCTGGAGTACCACCTGTACCACCTGAAACATAAGCAACTGTTTTAACTTGATGACCTTGACCTGATTTAGGTCTAATTTCTGTACCTCTTAAAGATTCACCTTGAACGGTAACACCAGCAGGAACTCTAATAGGTAAAGTTTCTCTGTAAACACCATTCTTAACATAAACAACATCACCTACTGAAGCAGAAACAACATTGATAGTAATATTTGACATACCACCACCTTGAACCGTACTGCCGTCTGGACCAACATTACCAAATGTAACTGTATTACCAGCAACATGTCCTGAACCACCATTTGTAATTGTAATTGTAGGTGTTGATGAACCGTCAATAACGGCTCTTATTGTTGCACCTGTTCCTGAACCTGTTGTAGCAGTTTGAGATAAATCGTATGTAGCAGGAACACCACCAGTACCACCTGTTACTGTATCAAAGTCAACAATATCTCCAGAAGTCGCTTGTGCTAATGCGTAGTAAAGTGTTTTAAAAGGTAAATATTGTGAACCTGGATTTGAATCTGAACCAGAGTTAGCAACATAATAAACATTTTTTCCTTCAGCGTTTGACCAAATAGGGTCATTACCGTCTGTTGTTAAAACAGAACCTACTGTACCAATATTTAATGCCTCTGCTTGAGAAGAACCTTGTTTAATAATATCACCTCTTGTAGATAATACAGCAGCTGAGTCACCTTGTGCGATTAGTTGCCATTTTGTACCATCTGAATCTGGTGAAACATTTTGTATTCTATCTTGTATTGCAACATAAGTTGAAGTTGTTAATCTTACTACATCACCAATCTGGTAAATAGTAGAAGCGTTATAAGCCGCTCTGTAATTAAATCCTTCTAGGTTTAATGTCCAATAAGATGTATTTGTTGTACCGTTTGTATTTGCTGGATATTGACTAGAATGATTTGCTGTAGCTACATAGTTATTACCACCATATTGAACGGTATCACCTGTTTTATAAGCCGTTCCGTGTGAGTATGTACCTAAAGCTTTGAAACCTGTTGTAAGGACATCCCAATATGAGTTGTCTGTTGGTGTTTGTCCTGAAGCTGGTGTAGTATTAATATAAACATATGAATATCCACCATATGTTACTACATCACCATCTTGATAAGTTGTGCTTGAGTTATAAGAATCTTCAAATTGTAAACCTTCTTGATAAACTTCAAATTTACTAGGGTCAAAATCTGTTGCGTGTGATGTGTGTTGAGTTGTTGTTCTATATTGAAAAGAACCATACTTAACTAGGTCGTTTAATTTGTAATGAGTTGAACCTGCCCAATTGCCTTTAAAAAATAATCCTTCAGTATGTAATTCCCAATAAGAACTACTTAAATCTGTATAAAAAGCTGCTGAAGTTGATTGAGATGTGTGATTTGCTACACAAACATATGTGTTACCACCGTATTTAACAATATCATCAATGACATAAGCCGTTGAAGCCGCCCAATCACCTCTCCATTTAAATTTAAGTCTACCTAGTTTAAAATCTGCCATTTTTTATTCCTATACTGCGCTCTGATAAGTTGTTGAATTAACACTTGCTGTTGTACTCTCAAATGTATCAAAATCATCACTTGATAATTTAGTACGAGATACAGCTTTGTTTTCCCTTTTTACCAAATCAGCATTACTATTTATAAGGTAAGTTGCGTCAGTATCAAAAGTAAATTGTTGGTACTTATCACTATCATTATTAAAGTATCTCTTATTTATCTGAGCAACATCTATAACTTTTCCGTTGTGTGGTGCCATGACAAAAGTAAGTGTAGTATTTGATACCGTATAATGAGTATTTAACTCTTGTCTTACACCATCAACAAAAACTGCTAATCTGTTTCCATGTGTGTCCATATCTACATTAATCGTAAATGTTTTAGTTGACCCATTACCTGTAAATATTTGAACATTTGTCATTTCTAGTCTTTCATCTACATAATTTGTTTGTCCATCATTTGGTACTAAATCTGATTTACCGTCTTCGGTATGAGTTGATATTGTGATTTCGTCTGTAGAATTCTGTCTGTCAATAGATGTTAAATATAACATACCCTCTTTGGTTCTTCTTAAACCATTAAAGTTTTTTAATTTATCTGTAGTTGTTGTTTGAGGTACTACTAAAGGCATTAACTAATCTCCAATATACTAGCAAATGCTTCTACATCAACAGATGAGCTATCTGGATTAGGGTCTGCATACACTCTTAATTTATCATTATTTTCTAAATTGATAGGTTTGTCTAAAACTAAAGTGTTGTTAACTTGAACATCTAAACTTCTTCCTACATGAAAAAAAGTTGAACCACCGTCTGTAGTAACTTTAACATTTACTTTAGCTGCATTTGTTGAACTTTTATTTGAAATATACAATGCATGAACAACAGCAGTTACAGAACCACCGGCTGTGTACATATCGCCTGTTGAGTCATCTAAAACTCCAACATCAAGACCTGAATTTTTAAATGTACTTGCCACTTATTATCCTCCGAAGACAATGCTAAAAGCTAAATTGTCACCCTCTGTTGCTAAAACACCTGATTGATTTGGTAAAGAAACAATATTATCAGCAGTAGGCTCAACAGCAGTTAAAGTTGTTTCATAAGCATTAGATAAATTACCTTCAAAAATTAAATTTGCACCACCGTCAAGTAATAAATCTGTTGTTGTAGTTGCACCATTTGTCATAACATTTTGTAGTGTTACTGAACCTGCACCACCAACTTCTTTTACTGCGTTAGCACTTGTTTTAGTATAAAACTTTCCGTCTGTAACATTAAGCGCTAACTCACCAACTTCTAAAGAACCTGCTGTTGGTATTGCTAATGCTGTTTCACTTCTTTTTGGTTTTATTACTGTAGCCATTATTTACTATGTTTTCTAATTTGTTTTATAAGTTTATCTTTTGTAAGTCTTTTATCTAACTCAACACCAATTTTTCTGCCTAGTTTTTCTAACTCAGCTTTAGTTTGTGTTTTTAAGTGTTTTAAATCTGTATTAATTTCCCAATCTTTTTTTAATTTTAATGGTTTTAAATAAGGTTTAGTAATCCAATTTTTAATTTTATTCCATAGTTTCATTAGAAAGAACCTCCGTCAATGGTTGTTACGGTAACATCACCTGAAGCAACCGTGAAATTATCTGAACTAAATGAAGCAACACCAATATTTGATGTACTTGCTAATTCACCAGCAATTGTTAAAGTACCACCTGAAGCAGTTGTATTAATACCTTCGCCTGCTAAAAACTCCATAGGGTTACCAATTGTAATTGCACCTTGTGTAGAACTTTCGTCTGTAAATACAAAATTTTCAATTTTAGCACCGTCAATACTACCTGCTAACATTGCATTTGTAACACCTAATGCTTTAACTCTT